TCATACATTCAGACAGAGGCGTACACTACCGCTGGCCAGGCAGCTATCGCTAACAAGTAATACACTGACAAGTGAAAAGAATATAATTACTTAAAATAATGAACTCCTGTATACCGGAAATGGTGTGCAGGAGTTTTTTAACATAAAATTAAGCTGTGCTACATTCTGCTTTAGGGAAGGATGAAAAAGGTTATTTAATGGATACATGTCTAACAGCGCAAGATAGATATAAGGCATATTTAGACTATTTTGAAATAAAGTATGAAAAGAATTGAAAGGAGAGAACGATGAAAGTACTACTGGGAACAACTAATCCGTCAAAGGTAAGGAGGTTTTCTAAACTGTTAGAAAATTGTGATATAGAATTTATAACATTAAAAGATTTAGAGATAGAAGATGAACCGGATGAGACAGGAAGAAAATGCAATATGCAAAGCAGGATATTATGGCAAATATTTTGACTTGGTGATTTGTAATGATTCGGGATTGTATTTTGAGAAACTAAGTTTAGAAGATGAGAGACAACCAGGATTAAATGTTAGGACTCCAATGAGAATGAACAGATTATCAGATGAAGAAATGATTGAGTATTATTCAAATCTTATAGGAGAGCTTGGAGGAAAGGTATCTGCCTATTACCTGGACGGTATAGCTGTTTATAACAATGGTAGGATTTCATCATTTATGGATAGAGAGTCAGCAAAGAATGTAGGGGCTTTTTATATGATAGATAAAGCATCAACTAAAAGATTTGAGGGCTGGCCGCTTGATTCTTTGTCAATTAGTAAAGAGACAGGAAGATATTTTGTTGAGAGCAGTGATTCTGAAAGTAAGGAAAATATAATATATGGCGAGTATGAAAAGAGAATAGTAGGATTTTTAAAGGAAGCATTGGGGATAAAATAAGTATGATATCCGGCAATTCGGATAGCAATTGCTGACAGTACTATATAAATCTGTGCTATAATATGTATGGAAAAAAGAAAAAGGAGTGTATTACAATGTCAATGTGGTGGGATTTAAAGAACACATTATCTTATAATGCGCTCTTTAATTTTGTAGTTGGTTCTCGTGGTTGTGGTAAAACTTATGGCTTTAAGAAATGGGCTGCTGAAGATTTTATCAAGAACGGGAATCAATTTATTTATATTCGCCGCTACAAAACCGAAATGAACAAGAAAGCCAAAGAAAATTTCTGGGCAGCTGTTGCTCATGAATTTCCTGACCATGAGTTAAAGGGAACGCCTGAAGGTGCTTACTATATAGACGGTAAGCTTGCTGGTCAAACTAGATATATTTCCTCTGCTAAATCCGAAGAACTTCCACTTGTTAATAAAATTTGCTTTGATGAATTTATCTCCATGGATGAAACCCATCATGGTTATCTTAAAGATGAAGTAACGTTTTTCTGTGAATTATATGAAACTATTGCTCGTATGCGCAGAGTGGTTGTATTCTTCTTTGGAAACGCTGTTACATGGGCAAACCCATATTTCACAGAATTTGATATTAAAAAGCCAATTAACAAAAAGCAAATTGCCACAACTAGAGATGGCTTAGTCTTAATCCAAATTGCTAACAATGAAGAATACATTGAAGCAAAAGAGAAAACTGACTTTGGCCGTTTGATGAAAGGCAGCAAGTTTGGTAAATATGCCGTTCACAACGAATTTTATCTTGATAGTGTAGTTGGCATTGCTAAGAAAACTCCTGAAGCTAAATATCAGTTTGGTTTTAAGATTCATGATGATTATTTAGGCTTATGGGTAGACTTCTCTTCCGGTAAATGTTATCTTTCTAGGAAATATAGTCCGGGTAGTGGCGTGATTTATGCGTTGACAAATGATGACCATGATTATAACACCATTTTGATTGCACGCACTCCACGCCCTAACTGGTTATTATATATAATTAAACAATATCGGTTGGGGGGATTGTATTGTGAAGATGAGATAATTAGGCGATATCTGATGGACATTTTAAAGATTGTAGGTGTATAATGTTAGGAGTTGAGTTTATGCCCTTTTTCATTGTTCTTGGGTTTATTGCATTTGACATTCTAACAGGGCTGATTAAAGCAAAGCACGATGGTTCTTATAATTCCAGTATCATGCGTGAGGGTGGTTATCACAAGTCCATGGAGATTCTTGCAGTGGTAGGCTCTTATGGCATTGAATATGCAATGCAGTATATTGAGCTTGGTATCCCAATTCCCCTTGTAGGTTCCGTGGTTACTTATATTTGCATTATGGAATTTATCAGCATTATGGAGAATATGTGTGCTGTAAATCCTGAACTTTCCGCTCTGTTTAAGCCTTATCTTGAAAAACTTAAAGGAGATGAAGAAAATGAGGAAAGCAAACGGTGATGTCCTTTTCTGTTGGCCTTTAGAGAAGCACATTATCACAGCTGGCTGGACTTATAATGACGGTTCTTCCCACCATGCTATTGACCTGCGTGCAGCTCCCTGCACACCTGTTTATGCAGCTGAGGATGGTGTAGTAAATCAGGTACAGAGCTGGGATGGCAGAACCAAATCTGGGATGCAGTCTTATGGCAACATGGTTAGAATTAGGCATAACAATTATAATGGTTCTAAGCTGGAAACACGCTATGCGCACCTTAAAGAGTATCTCGTCAAAAACGGTCAACACGTTTACGAGGGTCAGCTTATTGGGTATTCTGGCGCAACTGGTAATTGCTATGGTGCACACCTTCACTTTGAAGTAATTTATCATGATTGTCGCGTTAATCCTTTGAACTGGTTGGATAGCAATTTCTGTTGTGCAACGCAGACAGTAATGAAACATCTTGGTAGTTACACTTCGGTTCCTAGAGAATCTACTAAAGGTGATTTTATTAAGATTCATGCAACTGGCGTTGATATGCAAGCTATTATCGCTCTCTGTGAGAATCTTAAACTTACTTATGAACGGAGTAATAAATAATGAAAACACGTGATGAAATTTCTGCAATGCTTGGTGGTTTTGTCGATGCCAGACCTGATGAACAAGGAACTCTGATTGCTGGTGTGCTTGACGAATTTGATGAATGTCGTAATGAAGCAGAACAGTTTACCAGTGGTTGTCCAGATGGTGCATCTAACTGGCATGAAGCTTATGACAATCTTCGCAAAGATTATGTTAAAGCATTTCTAAATGATGACAATAAGCCTAATGACGAATATCAGAAACCTAATGGTAATACAATTACTATTGATGAAGCTGCACAAGCTTTTGTGAAGAAAATGTTCGGTAGAAAGTAGGTAATAGATTATGAGTAGACCGTTTAGTTATAATGATGAAAATTTTACTGTTATTGGTAATATGCTATTTGTTCATATTGCTGATACTACTGCATTTACCATTCCCCGTGAAGTAATGTCTCGTGTTATGAAAACTGATTACGGTAAATTTGTAGTTACTAATTCTATTCCCTGTCTGCGTGTAGTTCTTGAAGATGGCACCATTTCTAGTGCTAAAGTCACTTCTGATGGTGTTGTAACTTTGACCGCTCCCGCTACAGGCAAACTCATTATTGATGGAACTCTGGATATTGAGTGCAACTATTAAGAAAGGTAGGTAATTAAACTATGGATTCTGCTGCTGTTGGTATTATTAACGCTGTATTTGGTAGTGATGCTACTTTTGGTGGTGCTCCTAAGATTGAGAATACCACTGAATCTATTAAATCCGCATGGTCGTTTATCAATTCTTATGAACCGCGTCTGAACTATTTCTGTAATGCTCTGGTTGACCGTATTGGCCTGACCGTTATGCGTTACATTTCTTTTGAAGACCCTTGGCAGGTTTTTGATAAGGGTGTTCTGGGTACTGGCGCTACTGTTCAGGAAATTTATGTAATGATGCAGAAAGCAACCCCTTACTTCTCTGCTGACCGTGCTACTAATGATGAAGTCATGAAAGCTGAATTTGGTAGCGACCCTGCCGAAGTTTATACTGCTTATCATGCTGTGAACTCTCGTATTAAGTACAAGGTAACTGTTAACCGTGAAGCTCTGGAAACTGCTTTCATGAGTGAAGCTAATCTGTCTGCCTTTGTACAGAATGTCATTGACCAGATTTATAAGCCTGCTGAACTGGATGCCTTTATCATGAAGAAGTATCTGCTGTATCAGCTGGTAAAGAACAATAAGCTCAAGAAAGTAACTGTTTCTGCTGTTACTGATGAAGCTTCTGGCAAGACCTTGGTTAAGAAGTTCCGGCAGATTTATGGCAAGATGAAGTTCATTTCTAAGGAATATAACGCTGCTGGTATTCCTATGAATACTCCGGCTGAACGTCTTTATACTATTGTTCCTGTTGATATTTCTGCTTCTATTGACGTTGATGTTCTTGCTAGTGCATTTAATATGGATAAAGCAGATTTTATGGGTCATCGTCTGGAAGTTGATAGTTTTGCTCTTAATGAGTATGAAGTGGAACGTCTGGAACATCTGCTTACTGGTAATGACCCCTCTGGCTCTAGTGCTGTTACCGTTGCAACTGGTGGCGATAAGACTTATACTCACGTTACCCCTAACGATGAAGATATGACCGCTATTCAGGCGCTTATGGTTGACCGTGACTTCTTCCAGATTTACACTAAGCTGAACACCATGCGTGAAACTGACCTTGGCTCCACTTTGGATTGGAACTACTTCCATCACATTTGGCGTATCTACTCTGCATCTCCGTTTGCAAACGCTGTGCAGTTTACTACTAAGGCTTGATAATTGACATTTTCTTAAGCATGTAGGCTTATCCTCCTAAAACGTGGGGCGCGCATACGATATCACGCGTTGCTTTGATTATGGCTACCTATAAACAATGTATCACTGACCAAAGCACAATCAGAGTTTCAGCAGGTTATCCACATTATTCTGATGGTTCAGTTCATGGTGGTATTGACACGGTGCACACAAATCATCAATCTTATGCACCAATGGCAGGTACGGTTGAAACAGCCCATACTTGGCAAGGTGGCACGACTGGTAACGATTCTTGGGGTAACTACATTGTAGTTAAAATGAGTGATAATAGCTATTGGCTTGCAGCTCATTTTGCTAGTCAGATTCATAGCGTTGGTGAAACAATTACTCGTGGTCAATATATTGGTGAGCAAGGACGAACAGGTAATGTTACTGGTATTCATACACATTGGGAATACTGGATAGGTGGTTATGGTACAGCTTACAGAACTGACCCCTCTGCTATTCTTGGTATTCCTAATGAAGTTGGTACATGGGATGTTGAATGGGATGCTACAAATCCACCAACACCACCTGAACCACCTACACCACCTGGCCCAAGTCCTACTCCTACAGTTAAACGTAAACTTCCAGTTTGGATGATGTGTAAACCACCCTACAGATTTTGAAAGGAGCGTGTTCTCCTTGTCAGGCTTAATGCCTGCCATATTGGCTATCGCCAATACCGGAGTGTTGCTTAAACAGTCCACTGGACTGTTCATTTCCACCTTATACAAATTTTTATGAAAGGAGTGGAAAACGCAAATTGCCAAATATGCAACTTTATATCTGTAAGGGTATCCCTACAGATAAAACCTATAATCATGTGCTTAGGTTTCAGTCTGATTCTTCTCGTTTTGCTTATTTCACTTCTAAATCCGTTCTTCATCTTACCAATTATACTTATCAGCGGTTAGAGCATTATCTCTCTGTTGGTGTTAATGCTGAAACGATTGAACCATGTAATTATATCGTATTTCAGAACGCAGACTTTTCAGATAAATGGTATTATGCCTTTATTGACAAGGTAGAATATGTCGCTAACGAAACCAGTAGAATTTATTTTACTGTTGATGTTATGCAGACTTGGTTTAATCAAGTAACATTACAACCTTGTTTTATTGAGCGTTCTCACACAAACACAGACGAAATTGGCGATAATATCATCAATGATGAACTAGATACAGGCCCATATATTGACGATATTCAACAGTACATTGACTTTGATAAGCGTATATGCATTGTTACAACCTTTGATAAGCCTGAAAAAGACTCTCCCTCTGCATCCGGTTCTTTACGGTTTGGAATTTATTCTGGCTGCAAAGAAAACTTTTTTACTACAGCTGAATCTGCTAATGACTTTATTGCTAAGGCTGTAGAAGCAGGGCAAGCTCCTGACGGTATTTTAGGAATTTATATGGTTCCTCTTACCTTTGATACTGGTAAGTATGATAAGACTTTTGTAGTTCCTAATAATGTAGATGGTTATGTTCCTAAGAATAATAAACTTTTCACATATCCTTATTTTTATCTCCGTTATTATTCTACACAAGGTGATAACCACGTTTTTCGTTTTGAACTTGGAGATAGAAAGAAAAGTCTGCATATTGGATACAATGTAATGTCAAATGCCGGACAAACTACAGCAATGTTCGCAGCAGAGGATTATAAAGGCTCTACTGGTTTTAACCAAGAAGATGTTTTTGCAATTAGCAACTGGCCTACTTGTGCTTATAACACTGATATTTATAAAGTATATGTAGCACAGAATTCTAGTTCCATGGCTGTTGAAAATGCTGGTTTGGTAGCTGGTACAATGTTTGCTGGTATTAACCTGCTGACTGCCCCAGCAAAGGATGTTCAGGCTATGAGCGGTAAACATCCTTCTCTTTTCCCCGATAATACTTATGGAGCTATTGAAGGCTTAGCAAATCAAATGCTTAACATTGCTGGCACTCTTGCAAAACGTGATGACATGGACAGATTGCCACCACAAAGCCACGGCTCTGTAAGTCCTTATTTCCGTTTTACTGATGCCGGTATTTTACCGACAAAAGATGCAAGTGCTCCATATGCTATGGCTAGCTATCATCATGTTACCAAAGAATTTGCAAAAGTTATTGATGACTATTGGACTATGTTTGGCTATCCTATTCATCAAGTTCAGGTTCCTAACATTGATTCTCGAAGAAACTGGAATTATGTTAAAACGCAAAACTGTTGTTGCTTAGGTGATGTTCCTGCGGATGTTTCTACAATGATTAACGATATCTTTAATCGTGGTGTTACATTCTGGCATAATCCCGGTCTTGTTGGAAATTATGAAGCAGACAATTCTATCTATAAACGTATTCCAGAAGTAGGTGAGTAAATGAGTAAACGTTCACAAAAACCACAGCCACCTTGGATTGATTCATATGACTTAACGGTTGCAACTTATGCTAACTGGTTTAATCGCCTGTATGATGTAGCACTTGCAAGGTTCAAATGGGAAGGGCTTGACGATTCTCCTTTCTTGGATGAACGATTCATTGAACAGTTCTTGTTCTGGCAACCTTTAATGGCTGGTTATCATGACCCTGTTATGGGCAACTTAATTCTTCCTGCTATGCCCAGTGATAACTTTGACATTATTGGCGACCCTAAATATCTTCGTGCTTATGGCTACAATTCTAATTACCAAAAAAGTGGCCTTAATAAACAAAACTGTGTTTATCTTTGGTGTAATATGCGCCGTTCCCCTGATGCTATTGTCATTAAACAGTTTGCACAACGTCTTACCAATATAGACAGAACGATTGACTTAAACCTTGCTGCACAGAAAACTCCTCGAATTGCTTATGCAAACGAGAATACAAAACTTTCTGTACAGAACTTGGTTTATCAGCAAGATAAATATGACCCTTGGCTGTATCTTAAAGGCAATCCCTCTACTGATGATATTAAGAACATGATTGGTGTTCTTGATTTAGGTGTTCAGTACATTGGCTTGCAGTTAGAGCAGCAGAAAAAAGAAACTCTTGCGGAAGCTCTTACCTATTTAGGTATTGAGAGTAACTACAATATGAAAGCAGAGCGGCAGTTTACTACTGAAGTTCAGATGACCTTAGGTCAGGTAGAAGCAGACCGCCTTTCTCCATTGTACTCTCGCCAGAAATTCTGTAAGGATTATAACAAGCTCTTTGGCACTAATATCTCTGTATCTATGCGTTCCCAGCTTGAATTAACTAAGATTATGGAAGGACGCGAAGATGAAGAGAATTTAAGCGATACCAATATTGAGGATGGTGATAAGGACAATGAGTAAATATACAACTCAATTACGCTTTATCTGTGAATCAAAAGCAGGTATTGTTGAACCTTACACCAATGTTTCTTATTCAGAAATTATTGAGCGTGCTCGGCCTAAAATCTTTAATTTTGATTATCCTATCTGGAATGAAAACAAGCGCAAAGAGCTTGAAACCAATATTCTTAAGCATTTCTATACAAATGAAATTGGTTCTGAAACCTTCGGTCTTTGGCAGCTGCGTCTGGATGACTGGATGAACAGCCATATGCCTTATTACAATCCTCTATTTGAAGCACTTGATAAACAGTATGAAATGTTCTTAACTGATGACTTTTCCATTACCAGTGATGAAAATACTGAACATCATGATGTAAATACTGAGGATAGAACCAAGAATAGTAAGGTCAATATTGGCGGCACAAACAATTCCAATTATACTTCCAATTCTAATAGCAATGGAGAGAATACCAATACTCACACTGATACTCCGCAGGGTAGTCTTGATAATTTTCTTGCCGGTAAGTATATGTCTGATGCTGACCATAGTAAGGCAAATTCTGTCAATGATTTTAGGTCTAATGCAAGCTCTAGCAGTAATAGCAATACAACACAGGATGATAAAAACAACACAAAAGAAAATCGTGATGGCAATGAGCACCGGGTTCTTAACCATGTAGAAAAAGGCTATCGTGGTCGCTCTCTTGTATCTATTATGAACGATTATATGAAAGAAAACACAAATATCTATAATTGTTTATATAGAGATATGGAAGTTCTGTTTATGCGTTTATGGTAAAGAGGTGATTAGGTTTGAAGTACAATCCTTTGGATAAACTTTTCCGTTCTGTAATTCCTGTTGCCTATGATGATAGCATTAGTTACTATGAAATGGTATCTAAGGTTATTGAAGTAATGCAGCAGTACATTGAAACCAGTTCTATTAGTTATGCAGACCCTATTCAGTGGGATATTACCAAACAGTATCCTCGTAACACAGTTGTTGTCACTGTCAATGGTGACGGATATTTGAGCACTCAGCCTGTACCTATTGGAATTGATATTGATAATGAAGATTACTGGACTAAGATTGGTAACTTCTCTGAACTTTGGGGGAATGTTAAGCTTGCTATCACTCCCGTTGATGAAGGGCTGAAAACTACTGCAAGTGCTAACCGCAATATTAACGACCTTGTTTGGCTTAATAATGATTTGTGCGTAATTCTTAAGCCTATGGATGCAGGTACCAGGTACATTAGGGGCACCAACTGTGCTAAGACAAGTATTGCTGAACGTTTGCACTATATTTTGTCATTAAAAGTTGCTAAATATAATGAAGATGACACATCTATCTCTTTTGGTTTCTTTAATCCTAATAATGGTACAATTGTTACTGGTGGAGACCTTCATATCTATGATGCTCCTGTTGAAACTATCAAAATTGTTGGCAAATAAGGATAGGTGATATTATGCCAAGTAATTATGTATCTAAGTTCAACCTTAACGACCAAGAAGTAATTGTTAAAGACAGTGAAGCTCGTACTACTGCTAATACAGCTAGTACTAATGCTACTAATGCTCTTAACAAAGTTACTGAACTTGAAAAGCTCTCTCGTGTTGAAGTTGCCTATACGCAAGATACTGAAACAATTAGTATTACTGCTGGCACTCATAATGTTGGATAATGGGGGTAAATAATATATGCCTACTAATTTTGTAACGCAAATCAATGTTGATGGTACTATCTGTGAAATTAAAGACTCTGTAGCACGTACTGATGCAGCTAGTGCTAAATCTACAGCTAACACTGCTAATTCTACTGCTAATGATGCTAAGTCTACTGCTGATACTGCATCTAGTGATGCTACTAATGCTTTGAATAAAGCTAATAGCGCTATCACTAGTGCTAATACTGCTAAGTCTACTGCTGATACTGCTGCACAAGATGCAAGTGATGCTAAAAATACTGCTAATGCTGCATCTACTAATGCAACTAATGCACTTAATAAAGCTACTGCACTTGAGCAACTCCCTCGTGTTACTGTTACTTATAGTCCTGACGATACCACTATTAAAGTTGTTACAACTAATACGCACGCAACTACTTGATATAGAAAGGGTGACTTGAGTTGGCGAATCCTGTTGTTGACAAATTTAAGATTGATAATTCCGTTTATGATGTACAAGATACTCAAGCTCGTACTGATATTGCTAAGAAGATTAACAAAGACACTGTTGGAAATCTTGACCAGACTGTCAGTGGTAATATGAATCAGACAGTCAATGGTAACATGACGGTAACTGCAAATAAGGTAGAAATCTTTTCTAAAGGCGGAAAAGCATTTACTGCTCATTCAGGTGTTACATCATTCGGTAACGCTACAGTACCAACATATATTTACGGTAATCTAACATTGGCATCAGCCCGTGAAACAAACATTGATGATAATTATGCTTATGTTTCTATGGGAACCGCTACAGACCCTAATACAAAATTTTTAACAAGTCGCACTGGTAAAATTCCTAGTTTTGTTGAGCCATCCCCTGTTAGCATTGAAAAATATCAGAAGTTGAAAAAAGATGGTACTGATGATATTACTGCTACCATTAACACTCACACTAAGAATGAACCTCTGTTTATTCCTGCTGGTACTTATAAAGTGAGTGCTCCTTTACAGCTTAAGCATAGCTTGTATGGTGCTGGTTCTTCTCGTGACCCTGCACGTGGCACAAGCGATACTATCTTGGAGTATACTGCTAATCCTAATTCTTTTAGTGTTAGTGGAGTTATTAATGTAGCTGGTAACGACGTAACTGGTAACATTGTTATTGCTAATTTGGATATTACTTGTAATGGTATGATTGGCGGCATTGTATTTACTACCAGTAAATACACTGATAACAGCATTTACAATGTAAGTATCAATAAGGTTAAGTCCTATGGTGTTTACTTACAGCCCAACAATGGCACTCTGAACCGCTACTGCTACATGGATAATGTAATGGTATGGGGATTTAGTGATAATACTCCGGTTGAACGCTGGACTGGTTCTGTCGCGTTTTACTGGGGCAGTAGTGCTCCCGACTGTGAATGTAATAACCTCGTTAATATGGTATGTCAAGTTGGTTTTGATTGCCGTACTGATGTATACGGATGCAACTGGACTAGCTATCATGGTATTCCCTATGGTGGTTCAGGTGGTACTGATGCCAATACTTGGTGGAATGGCACAATCGCTTGCAAGGTTACTAACAATGATATTCATGTTACTAACTTCTATGCAGATACTTGTAAGTATGCTTTTGTCTTTGATGGGCCAGGTAAAGCAGCAGCTTATGTTAACAATATGATTTATACCTGTGATGATGGAACTGCTACCACTGAAACTGGCTATGCTTGTATTGCTTTGATTGGTAGTAGTCCTAATCCTCAGTTCGTTGTTAATGGTGGTATTATTAACCGCTCCGCTAAAGTTAGCACAACCATTCAGTCAATTGGTACTTATCCTGTTACCAATGTTGTATGTAAGCTTGATGATGTTTACATTTATACTAAGCGTGAATATATCTTCGGTAGCGGTGCTGAGGAACGCGGTCAGTATATTTGTGCAGCTGGTGAACACCGTTGCATTGATTTAGCTATCACTAATCAGATGCAATACACAGTTGTAGGGCAGTCCGCGAGTGATGACCCATACCAGTATAAGGCATTTGCATATATCCCACTTGATACTAATACATCACAGGGGTGTATCCACCTCACTGACGGAACCAACATTGATTATAAAATCTATATTACAAAAAACGAAACAGATACATCTCTTAATATTACTGCATTTGACAACCGTAAGCTTAGTCAATCAATTTTTAATGCGTCTGCTGGTACAGGCAAGACAGTTACTTGGGATATTAGTGATAGCGAAGATAAGCTATATTATTCTAAGGATTCTAAAAGTGTTATCCTGTACTGCAAGCGCCATGCTTCAACTGAATTCACTGTTAGCTTGTCTGGATTCCAGTCTGGTATTTCTCCTGTAATTCTTGACCGTATTAGAAATGAAGATGGCACTCCTATGGATTATCCTCGCTGGGATAACAACGATGGTATGACTGCCATTAAGGTTCTTCGTCCTAATATTAGCTAAATAATAAAACACCCCTAGGTGGTTATCCACTTAGGGGTGCTTTTCTATTTAGAATGGCAAATCATCTTCATCTTTATCTTCATCTTCCTCAAAGGCATCAAAAGCGTTAAGAATGGAATCGCTCAAAACTTTACGAAATTCCTTAGTGATGGGGTAGCAAATATCATGCCATTCATCTTTCTTATTCTTTGCGCTGGGCATTGCAACAAACAAACCCTTGCTGCCGTCCATAATCTTAATTCCAGTAATGCAGAACACATCTGCAAGCGTAACAGAAACCATAGCACAGCAATTAGACTTTTTGTTGTTAATAGGGAAGATACGAATATCAGTAATGACGGAAGAAGCGGACTTAGCAGAATTGGTGGCCTTAGCGGATGCTTTCTTGTTAGTGTACATAGTTAGTTCTCCTTTGTAAAATAATGATAAGTAAGAAATTTATATTGAGGACAGTCTTTATACTGGCCGCAACAATCGGTTTTAAGGTTGTACTCTTGGCGTGACACTCTCATACCCTCACAACGAATGTAATTTGTTGTATGAGAAGTATAATAAGGACAGGTAGCTCTTCTACTGATTCTGTAAGAATCTTTTTCTTTCATTAAATCATCTCCTATCACTCCATTCCCACTGGAATATACTTGCAGGATTACCGTCAATTAACATAGCATATTCTTTGTCGGATTGTACTTTATGATAAGTTCCATAAAGTTCCTTACCATTTTCATCGTGGTTTATGCTAACAACTTCGGGCAAATAATCTATATACGATTCTCCGCGTAATGAATAACAGAATGAATAATACATTCTATTAACAGGACTGTTTGTTGAGCGCAATGTATATCCGCAAGGTTCTAGAACAGTTACAGAGTATTCATCTAAGTGGTCTGTTTCTCCGTTGTCATCCGTAAAATCTCCTATAATATGTGTTCCTGGGGTTTTACGAATAAGTTTCTTGTTTATGGATTCATCATAACTGATATTAGGACGAAAATATTCCTTAACTAGGTACTCAAAATCTTCATCGTTCACTATTTGTGTAAACAATTCGGAAAGCTGTTTCTTACTTGCACCTGCTACAGTAGCCTTAACTTTTAAGTTCTTATCTGCATCTAAGTATGTTGCACAATAGCATTTACTTCCCCATGTTACAAAATCCTCATAGTGACCATCAAAGTCCATAATGCCAAAATTGTAACAATCTTTATTCTCACTGTTGTTAAGAATATTCTCATTGAATCTATCAATGGCTTTTTGAACATCCTCATTGTAACCTACAAAATAACCGCTGTCTGTATCGTGATAGAGAGGTTCAATGCCTTGGCTTAATACTAGATAAAGCATAAAGCAAATAAGGTGCAGTCTACTATAAGCAACCGTATATAAACCATCTGTGAAAATATTTAGGGAATTTCTAGATTTAAGAAACTTAACCCCGGTTGGAATCCACTCAAATTTATCACCATCCCCCTGCACACCAACTTCCTGTCTTAATGGCTTCATTGCTGAACATCCATACTGACCATTCAATCCGCCTTTACTTGCCATTAAGGCGAAGTGAACTAAATCTTTGTTGTGGGTATTCATAATTTCTTGTGCTACAGAATCATCATAAAGCTTCAATCCCTCAAATGTAAAATCATTTAACGTTTCTACATGGTCAGCAACTTTATGCTCAAGTTTTTTGAATCCTGTTTTCTGGCGTGCATAATATTTAACTGTATTGCGTAAAGGCTTGTTAATAAACTTGTGGGCTGTTGCATAATAAAGTTCATCACATTCTGAACTACTATAATCATAAAGCATTTGAATTAACATAAAGTCAATATCGCAGCCATGAAATGTAAGTTCATCTGCTTTGACTACTTTACCATTGTCGAAGTTACCATTTTTAATATTTGTGCATTTGGACGTACTGATATAGCTATAAATGCAGTTACCAAAATCTTTAGCGTTAATATTATAAAAGGTAACGTTGGCCATAAAGTTATATTTTATTGGCCTTTCAAACAAGATTGATTCACGGTATGCTGCTTGGAGGACTGAATAGAATTTAACATCTTTACCTCCATATAACTCAATCCGCTGGTCGGGATAATCGAAGAACCCTGAGTTAGCGCCGCTTTCGCAGCCAGATAAGAACTCATAGTTTGCAGACTGGAAATTTTGATAACATTCATTAGGATTAACCTCCTTTCTCCATTTATAGGGGAATTTCCTACCATACATTGCTGATGGGTGCATAGAACTTGCATCAAAGCACCATACATTCTTAAATATTTTACCCACTGCGTAAGGATTAGCATGAGTATAACCACCTGCAAGACAGTCTTGAAAGAACTTCATAAACGGTTCATTATTCTTAAGTTCTATCGCCGCTGTAAATTGTGCAGTATGAACTTCTTTATCGGTAGCAATATTTCTGTTAAGCCTTGTTTCACGCTTAATCATTGATGTGTTAGATACTCCAATATCTGATACGGTATCAACTTTAGTGAAGTTTGCCATATATCGACATAGTGCATACAAAACTAGCTTGCAGTCACGTTCGTTATAAATGTATTCAGAATCAGGTAAATCTGACCACAAATAATATTTTTGGTCGTAACCGCCTTTGACTTCTTTAAGTTTAGGAACTCCAAGCTCTGTACCTATAAGTTCAAGACTTTTACAGGAAAGAATCTTGAAGCTGTCATAAAATTCAAGATGGTCAAAAGCTGCTACTAATGGCTGGTGCGGAGCAACTGCAATGAAACGTTTAGGATTAAAGTTCTTAATACAGAAATTTATGTTACGCATCATTGCTTCAAATTCGTAGCTCAAGTTATGTACAAAGATTTTGACGTATTCATCATTATTCTTAGCGTCCTCATTGATTCTCTCAAATTCGGAAGAAATTGAATCATAAGTTCTAAAGAAATTATAATCCATTTCATTCTCGAAGTCACTAAATGGTGCATGAGGTATAGGACGATAAGCAAATGAAGCTAGGCCGTGAAGATAAGTGCTTTGCAGATGCTCTTTAAGTTCATCCTCGCCATACATTAAGGATGATGTTTCAATATCATAGCAATATATGATAGTTGAATACTTATGTTCATTTCGCTTTCTCACATATAGCACCACCTCCCATAATAATATAATATTAGAATAGAGAATCAAGCCAGTTAAAGAAACATTCTACAAAACCTATTATGATAAGCATATAGTAGGAAAGTGCAGGTACAATAATAATACCTAATAATACTCCTATTAGGATTTTGAATTCTATTGCCATAATAATCACCACAAATTATATTTAGATGCAAGTTCTGTAAATTCTTCATAAGCTTTTTTATGCCGCTTTATAAAGTTTTCATTACCCTGTGTAATAGACCTAAGTTTATCACTTGCATCAACTAGCACTTTACCAATTTGGTCAGAATTTCTTAGCAGATTATCATACTCTGAATAAGCTCTATCCATATCTGCCAAAGTGTCAAGTCCTAACTTTTGACCTAATGCACATAATTTTTTCAAATCGTCTGGGGGAATATTCCTGCTATATGTGCCCATAAGATTGTTAAGAATACCAGAAATTGCACCCCATTTCTTTTTACCGAAATAAGCATCTGGATTTCCAAGAATCTTATATGCTGCATCGCTATAGTTAAATACATCCTCAAGACGATTAGCTACTCTCAATGACCTGTAACTATATGTGACGGATTTATTTAACGATTTAATATGTTCTGAATATTTAGATAGATACTCTTGCATTAGCTTTTGTGATGTTTTATCTTCAACATTATCAACTGCATCAATAAGGTCGTTATACAGTTCTTCAGCTTCATCAAGAGCAGTATTAGCAGTAAATTTCAGAGCGTTAGCAACATCAGTAGACTGTCTACCTCTAAGACTTTCTTTAAGCTTACCTGTTACAGTGATACCTGCTTTTCTGGATTTACGTCTTGTTGCGCCTATCTTTTCCAGTAACCTAGTTGCTTCGGCTTGGCGCTTAAATGTTTTGTTCTTTGCCATAATGTTACTCCTGCTTTCTTGAAGCTAACTCTTTTCTAATGTCATTATCATAACGGTCAAGCAGATAACACAACTCTCTAAGCTGACAATCTTGGCAATCCTTATCCATGAAATGTGTAAGCCATGAAGGACAGGATTTAATATACCAGTTCTCACATAGTTTATTAAGTAGAGTAAGGGTTTCTGTATCTAGGTCTTTAATTGTCGTAATAAACACCTTCCACGTTTTCAGGCCAAACAGAATCTAAGCAATCGCCTACAAAATATTGGTTAAATGTACAATTAGAACTTGGTGCTACAGAATAATAAACTACTCTGCCATCATGCTCTGTAATGTCAATAACCTTACCAATTTTAGCAATGGTAATTGCTCTTTTCTCTTGTCCATCTTCATAGAAATAACCATATTCTCTTACATTGTATTTAATGATTGAGCCAATGGGGATGGGATGAATGGGAACATCATAACGCATTGTATAAACTCCTATCTTAAACTAATCGCACAAATCATCATTATTAACTCCTCTTAGGATGTCAATGATAGCTCCTAAAACCCGCAATAAATTAAGCATTGTATCAGCTCCTTATACATAGAATTTCAAATATATTTCTGCTCCTTTATAAGCAGAGTAAATAACACCTACTGTAAAAAAGTTAATCTTCAAATACTCATAATCGCTTGTAAGCTTCTTGAATTTGTGTTGCCATTTAACTTCGCCCATGCAGTCACATATGACGATACGGGTATTTGCTGTTATTGAACCACAGCTTACTACAATATCATGAATTGTCATTGTATCAACTCCTTATACATAAAACTTAAAAGCTAATACTTCAAATGAATCTGTATCTATATACAAAGAACTAACAGTAAAGAATTTAAATTGAAGCTTCGCATATCTTGATTCTAAATTCTTAAACAGACATATCTTTTTAATTGTGCCAGATTCTATAATATATATAGTCGTTTCAGCATGAACAGAACCGCAATTAAGTAGAATATCATTGATTGTCATTTAATCACCTGCTTTCTTAAATAATGAAGAGGGAGAGGGGATTATCAAGTTTAAGAAATTGAACCCCGATTTATTTTTAGGCTTCTTGCAACACCCCCGGTGAGCAGCGCGGAAGGGTTGGTGCTAAGGTTAATGCCCATGCTTACCATCTTTTCTTAACGGATGGACGCTTTAGCGCTTTACAGTGGTAAAGTGTGTTAAGAATTTGTCAATCGCTTTAGAACTCTAAATTGCTAAAGTGTGTTAAGAATTTCACAGGTTAGCGGTTAGGCTTAACTATTGCTAGTTATTTATGCTTAATAGTAAAGATTTCTAACTAAAAAATTTGCATAAAAAATGCGCTGCTTTTAACAGCGGCGCATATTTTATTTTTGGTCAATGCTGATATTCAACGGCTTTTACAATATCAGAACGAGTGTTGTAAATCATTGCACAAATACCTCCTTTACAAAGTCATCAAATGTTTGGTTTTTGTTGGATTCAATAAAAGTGCCGTCCGGTTGATAGCTACACCCGTAAAAACCATTTGTGTATACGCTGGAAAAGACAGCCGCAAGACTTTTGAATTTATTGTCTTTTTCGCAGCTGATGGAAACGTGTTCCCCAATACTGTCAACCGTTCTTCTAATTGTAACAACTTGCATTTTCATTTTATATCCCCTTTATAAAATATTTTCGCTTTGCAGCGTGGAAGCGGGCTTTACAAGAAACCCGCTGGAAAGTTTTTATTTTAATGCTGGCTCAATGGGAACGGCAACAGCGTTGAAAACCTCACGCGGAATTCCCAAAGTATTTTCCTCTTTGGGCTGAAAATCCAAAACTTGCCATTTGGTGCAAGGCTCGAAGTTGTGCAAGGCTTTTTCAACCTTTTCTGCGTCCAAAACGCCGTCAAACTGTTTTACCATTTCACCGGATTCAACGCTAAAATCATCATTGAAACGGGCGTACTTTACGCGGGCAACCGTGCCGGCCTTTACAGTGCGGCTTACACAAGCGGTACTTTTGGGCTTGTCATTGATGGGGCGCGTGATGGTGATAATCTCGTTTTCGCCGTCAACAGTTTTTTCAATTTTCCAATTAGTCATAATAAAATACCTCTCTTTTATGTTTTTGTTTTGGAATGGGATTTTTCTTTATTTCCCTTTCCTCTTTACAATTATATTATAACATACGTTAAAAATAATACCATGCAATTTTGTTGCAATTTATATGGATAAATGTTGACTGTTAATTTAATAACAATCGGTTTAATGCTCTAAAGTGGCAAAGTGTATGCTAATCATGCAACGCCCGCCACTAC